GAAGAAGCTATTGATGATTTTCTATGGGAGTGCGAGGAGCAAGATGATTTAGATTTTCAGAATGGTTTAATAACGCAAGATGAACGAGTTGAATATATGATAATGTATTCAGATATAAGAGAGAAGTATAATTTTATTGAAGGTGGAATGGGTGAACATGATCCGGAGGAGGACTTATGAAAAAAGTTTTATGGTTTAGTTTTTTATTGTTATTTGTTGGATGTGTAGGACCTGGAATGTTTGCGAATGAGGAGATTTATACTGAAGAAATTGATGGTAGGGATTTCCAATCACAATCATTTGCTTTTTTTGAATATCCATTAACTGAAGAAAGCAAAAAGAAGTTATCAGATAAAGCATATAATAGTCAGCTTTATAAGGATTGTGCTGTGAATCCAAAAGCACAATTTTCATCGACCTATGAATCTGGAGTTATGGGTAGATTATTAATAACCTGTGAAGAGGTAAGATAACGTGGTTAAGATAATTCCATTCAATTCAGTAATAAATTCATTTGATAGTGAGGTTTATTTAAATACATTTGAACATATCAGAAATATAATATTTGAAGAAAAATATGAAAAAATAATCATCAACTTTGATGACTGTCGTGATTTTTCTGTTAATGAATATGAGTTAATGATAGGTGAATTGTATGGATGGATTGGATGGGATTATCTTGCTGAATTAGTTCAATATAAAATTTCTGGAGAGGAATCTTCTAAACTTAATAAGGCTATAGATAATGCTAAAAAGTTATATTTTAAAAATGCCCTACAATCTAAATTTATTAAACATCAATGGTGATATGCAAACACGAAAGCAAATTATTAATAGTAAGATTTTAGAAATAAAAGAAAACAAAGATATATCTTTTATTGAATCTGTGCTAGAGGTTTGCGAAGAATATGATTTAGATGAAGTTAGGGTATCAAAATTATTAAATAGTAATGTTAAAGCTCAAATTCAATTAGAAGCAGAAGAATTAAATTTAATACCTAAAACAGGGAAGTTACCATTATGAGTGCAGAGGGTTGTCCTTTTTGTTCTATTAAAGATTGTGATACAATAGAAATAGGTAGATCATGGAAGTTAATTTTAAGTAAACCAAAAGAATCAATGGGTCATACTATTTTTGTTAGTAAAAGGCATGTTGCTACTTGGTTTGATTTACAATTTTATGAACAAAGTGAATTGAACTTTTTACTTGATAAACGTAGATTTGAAATGGACAAAGTATATTCACCTGATGGTTATAATATCAATATATCATGTGGAGAAGTTGCAGGACAAGAGATACCTCATTGTCATGTTCATTTAATTCCAAGATATACCAGAATAAAAAAAGATTTGAACATTTGTTGATATGAAATTAGCAAAAGAAATATCTTCCATAGAAATACCTTGACAGATTGAATTATTTTTGTTATAATAGATAATAAACATAAGGATATATTATGACAGTAGAAGAATATTATGGTTGTTATCGCACATTAAAATTACATTTTACCAATGATACATTTAATTTTTTTAATTGTAATGTAAAACATTATTCAAAGAAAATGCCTGATAATGCAGGTTTACTTTTTTCTAAAGTTAAAAAGCAATATAGAACATTAAATGAATTTATTGGTGTTTGTGTTGCTAATATAATCCATAATATACCTCATATTCCATATGTATCACATTTTGATGATGAAGTGTATATTGATTGGAAAAAGAAAATCCAATCATTACCTTATAGATTTGAACAGGATATGAGGTTTTTATTTAATAATGATTTTAATAATTTATTTGAGATAAAAGGAGGTGAATGTAAGATAGTAAAATATGCAATGCAAAATAAGATCAATATTGAAACATTTATTATATTAAATGAATTATTACAATTCATTCCAAAAGTTGAAAAAGATATTGATGATTACCTTTGGCCTATGTGGAAAAGTAGAACTTTGAAATATAGACCGTTTTTAAACTTTAATACAGCGCAATACAAAGAAATATGCCGTAAAATACAACGTACAATAAAATAATAAGGAGATGATTATGACAAGCTTAGCTGATTATAAAAATAAAAGAAAACAAAACTTGGAAGCATTAACAAAAAAACTAGATGATATTTCTGGTAATAATAAGTCATATGAAGATGATCGTCTATGGAAGTTAGAAAGAGATAAATCAGGTAATGGTTATGCTGTTATTCGATTTTTAGATTCACCTAAAGGAGAATCTTCTCCATATATTCAAGTATGGCATCATGGGTTTAAAGGACCTGGCGGATGGTATATTGAAAATTCATTAACCACATTAAATAAAAGTGATCCTGTATCTGAAGCAAATACTAAATTATGGAATAGTGGTTTAGAATCAGATAAGAATCTTGCTAGAGAACGTAAAAGAAAATTAAGTTATTATTCTAATATTCTTGTAGTTGATGATCCAGCAAATCCACAAAATAATGGAAAGGTAATGTTATTTAAATATGGTAAGAAGATTTTTGATAAGATAACTGATTGTTTAAATCCTGAATTTCAAGATGAACAAAAAATTAACCCATTTGATTTTTTTGAAGGTGTTAATTTTCGTATGAAAGCTAGAATTGTTGAAGGTTATGTGAATTATGATAAATCAGAATTTGAAAATTCACCTAAACCTGTAGCAGATTCAGATGAAGCAATT